CAAGAAGTTCCAAGACTTCAAGTGTAATGTCCACATCTCAGGCAGAAAAGGTCCAGCCGGTATCAAAGACGTCCTTAAACGTCTCTCGCCGGAAGCAAGAAACACTATTACAATCGAGAACGACGAAAACTCGTGGGGACTCGACGCCAGCATTGAACTTGCAAACGATCTCGCTCTGGTGCTAGACATACATCACCACTGGGTGAAAACAGGAGAATACATTGAACCAAATGACGACCGTATTGGAATTATTATTGATAGTTGGCGTGGTGAGCGTCCTGCTATGCACTATTCTTTATGCCGTGAGGATTACTTACAGGATGCTGACCCAAGTGTACTACCGAACATGGACACATTACTTGAATCCGGATATAAAAAACAAAAACTAAGAGCACACAGCGATTACTGCTGGAATACAGCAAGTAACGAATGGGCATTGTCACACTGGGAATGGGCAGACATTATGGTCGAAGCAAAGATGAAAAATCTAGCAAGTGCGCAACTTTATAGTATGACTGAAGAGTCAAAACGTATGGCTGCATAAATACTACATGGAGAAAACTAATGAGTTATCTAAACAAAATGTATGCTGCAAAGTCGGCCCAGACCCAATCATCATCTAAAAATCCTAATAGAGTTTTAGGTGGTTTAAAGGGTGCTGGCGTGAATAGTTTCACTATGTTAGGCGAAGACGAAACAGAAAAACAGATTCCAACTTATGCTTATGTACAAGCATTGGAAGAAAAGCTCAAGAGACTAGAACAAACCGTACTTGAGCAAGACAAACACATTAGGAGATTGAGAAATGATCAAAGATTGGATCGAGAATCGTTTAAAACAACGTTCAACCGTTGATGGAATACTTATGGTTGCAGCAGGTGCAGCAATCATTGTTTTTTCACCATTAACTAAATTAATTGCATATGGCGCAATTGCATATGGAGCATATACAATTTGGCGTCAGAGCTAGACAAATTAATATATGATTCTAAAATAAATCATGACAAAAAATTAATACATATTTTTACACCAAAGTGTGGCGGTTCGTCCGTCACACAATGGTTGTATGATTTAGATCCTAAATCAACTTGGTCTAAATTTCCACAGCTTGCTAAATCTATACCACCTGGTTATACATCTTTCGCAACAATACGGTCTCCAATACCTTGGGTTGTAAGTGGATACAGAATGTTTAAATCAAGATATAACTTACCTTTTGATTTTGAAACTCATTGCGAAATGATCATAAATCCGTTGCCATTAATAAGGAATGAATATAAAAATAGAAAACAGGATCCTGAAAATGCTGTTCCGTGGGGAAGTTATTGGTGGCACTGCGGAATAACTCCTGATACACATTTATTACCATCTACATATACGTTTAAACTAGAAAAGATAAGCTCTTTACAAAACTGGATGCGTAGATTTTATTCAAATGCATTAGATGTTCCTTTTGTACACACAAACAAATCTGAAAAAATACCAGTGCAAATGACTAGGACTACTCAGGAACTTATCAAAAGAAAAATGCATTATTATGCTGATAGATTTGACTATGGCTGGAACACATGAAAATAGCAACCTTTGGGTGTAGTTATACAAACTACATATATCCTACTTATGCAGATATTCTAGCACAAGAACACGAAGTAAAAAACTTTGGATGGAGTGGTAGTGGCAATGACAAAATTTGGTATCTGCTACACAAAAAAATTGATGAAATAAAAGATCATTTTGTAATTGTACAATGGAGTTCGTGCAATAGATTTGATTATCTTAAAGGTGCTAAATGGCTAGGCGGTGATGGTAGCATTTTTTTTGACAAAACACATTGGCCTTTAGTAAAAGATTTTTTTAATGAATCCTACGAATTAGGTAAACTACACAATTATTTAAGAAGCACACGAGCACTATTTCCAGATTCTTTGCAAATGTCAATGAATAAAATACAATCAAAATATATAGATGTAAATGATTTATTCGGTACATATAAAGGAACATACAAGTTTAAAGGTGATATAGACTGGCATCCTAATTTATTACAACATTTAAAAATTGCCAAAAGTATTGCTCCAGTATCATATGATACAGAGTTAAAAGTGAAAAACTTGCATAATAAGCTGCAAGATGAAGGTTTACACAATGACAATACTATTACAATTTGCTAATAGGAATACTAGAGCTTGCTTTCATTTGCCAAACTTTTTTAGCATTTACTCCTCTTTGTTGCGCAAAGCGTTTTGCATCGCAATTGTCGCAAACATGGAAATAATTATTGTTTAGTCTTTTAGGATCCATACTACCTCGAGGGCGAGTAAATTCTGTATCGCAAGCATCACAACGTAATACAACCATAGTTTTTTTACGATTGTATGTGTGTTGCTTGCCTAACTTACTTCGGCGCATATGCCAAGTGTCAATTGAATATTCTTTAATGTACATAACACTATTTACATTAAGATTATAAAAAGCAACGATAAATATTAGAAAGGAACACTATGAGTATACTAACTTTAACACCATCAGCAGAAGCACAAATTGATTTACTTTGTAATGAAAATGAATGTTATGGAATCAGTCTTAATATAAAAGGCGGAGGATGTGCAGGCTTTGAATATGATTGGGGCACAATTGCATCGCCTATGGATTTAGAAGACGGCGATGAAGTTGTAAAAACAGCAAATGGTTGTGCATTTGTAGTAGGTTCGCATAGTTTAATGTTTCTCATAGGAACAGAAGTTGATTATGTAAAAAGTTTAGTTGGCGCTAACTTTGAAATACGCAATCCTAATGCACAAAGTTCATGCGGTTGCGGAGTAAGTGTTAACTTTGATATGGACAATTTAGTACCAGAGTGGTAAAGGAAAAAGTAAATGGCAAGACAAGAAATTGATATTGGTGTAGAGGGTAATGACGGCACAGGCGATAGTATTCGTGAGTCATTTAAAAAAGTCAATACAAACTTTCAAGAATTGTATGCAGTATTCGGTTTAGGTGGATCTATTAGTTTTAAAAACTTAGACGATACACCTGACTCTTATCTAGCAAATCAATTTGCAGTAACCGCAATTAATAGCACTGAAACACAAATCCAATTTTATAAATTTGTAAGTGACAGCGGTCTCAATAACAATGACAAATCTTCGCCATCTGAAACAACCAATAGTGTATTTGTTGAATTTGATGATGTAGATCCAGCAACACCTGATCTAAGTGGTACAATCAAAATTAGTATTGTTGATCCACACATTAACAGAGATCCAGATCCAAACTTAACTGCACCGTTGAACATGGAAGCACCTATTGCTTATAGTTCAGTAGTCAATACTAAACTTAGGAACACAGGCGCTGGAGATAACATTAACACTCTAGTGACCGAATGGGAAAACGTGCATACAGGTGCACCAGCAATATCAGTAGACAACCTTGTTATTTCAAAAGGTTATGCAGATGACACATATGTAAATGTCGCAGGGGACACAATGACTGGTGCATTATCAGTACCATCAGGTGCAACCGGAGCACAAGTACCGCAAACACAAGAAGTTATTACAAGAGCAGGTAGCGTAGCAAACAGAACAATGTTGGATGAATTGTATCTTAATGATCATCCATATCCGCTTGCAGGCGCAGGTACACCAAATGGTCCAGACGACTTGCTTGCTGTTTCAAAGTTATATGTAGATACGCAAGGTTTTAGTAGTAGCACGAACTTGTATGTTGCAACAACAGGTGATGATGCGCAAACTCTAACACCTGCAGGACAAGAAGGGCGCTCACCTCAATATGCATATAAAAGTGTTAGCAAAGCTATGCAACGAGCAACACAAATTATTGAAGCTACACCTATCGAACCAGGTCCGTATATTCAAGTTGTTACACATTCGCAAAAGAAATTTAATAGTACAATTTTATCAACAGCAGGATTTACTGCAAGTATTGCAACAGCAGATGTAGCAAGTAATACTGCAATTGATAACATTGAAGTTGCACAAGAAGCTGTTGTTGATTATTTGACAGCAACTTATCCTGATTTTATATATGATAAAATAATTTGTCAACGTGATGCTAAACTTATGATTGATAGTGTGCGTTTAGATGTTCAGCAAGGTTTATCTGCAAACTATTTGACTAGATGGGCAGCAATAAGATACAATGCAAGTCCTAGTGCAATTAAAGCAAGAACATTACAACTTACACAAACCGTAGAAAGCATTGGTATAATTAAAACAACTATTGTAGATGCATTTAATGCATTGAACACTGCCACTCCTGGAAGTATTTCTGCAAGTGTTATTACCGCATATCAAAATCGTTTCGATGAAATTATTTCTATACTTAATAACGGAGGAGATATTCCAGGTGCAATTACACAAAACGATGGTACAGAATACGTATTTAATTTTGACAACGGTAATAACTCTGCTGTTGACCAAGGTGTTGTTGGTAACCCAGATTTGCGTGAAGGTAAAGTCATTGTTGGTAGAACAAGTGGTGCAAAAGGTATTATTACAGATTATGTACGTAACCAAGATGTTGGTATAAGTGATAGAGTTAGTATTCAACTACTTGAACCAATTGAATTCCAAATTGGTGAAGAATTAGAATTTGGCGCAAGAACTAGAAGTAACCAAATTACGGTAAGAGTTGAAAGTGGAATTTATTTTGAACATCTACCAATCAAACTACCAGAAAACGTAAGTATCAAAGGTGATGAATTTAGACGAGTTGTAATTAGGCCAAAACCAGGAGTATCACAATCTCCATGGGCACCTACATATTTCTATAGAGACATTAACGTAGATGGTTTAATAGCAGCATACTCTCCAATAGCAACAATAAACAATGTGAGTGGAGCAGATGTAAGTCGTGCAGCTGGTACATACGCAATCGGTGCAGATGATTGGTCTAGCCCAGGTATTGGCCAAGACGCAACATTTAGTGTTGTTGTGGACGGATCAGGTGCAGCAACCGTTACCGTTACAAATGCAGGTGATGGATTTATTCAAGGCGAAACAATTACAATCAATGATAGTGATTTGGGTGCAGGCGGTGGAGCAAATTTAACATTTGATGTTGCTACAACAGGAGGTGGATATAACTTTACACATCCAATCACAGGAATACAAGGTAAGTACGGTCGTCATTATATGACAGATCCTAGCGAAGATATTCAAATCGGTACTGATGCATCTAGTAATCCTGGCAACTTTGATGATGCAGCAAGATTAATTGAATTGAACAAAGATTTTCTTGTTGAAGAAACTATTGCTTTTGTAAATAATACTTATCCTGCTCCTGGATTTACATACAATGAAGCCAAATGTAGACGTGATACAAGACTAATTATAGACGGCATTGTAAACGACTTGAGAATTGGCGGTAGAGAAAACACCTTGACTAATCAAGGTGCATACTATGCAGGTGCAGTCAGTGGACAAGAAACTGAAACAGAAGCAGCAATTTTACATTTAAAACCAGTTATTACAAATATCTTAGCAAACGATAGTGGTAATGGTTTTGTAGTAACTACAGGAAATACCGAACCTCAAGTATTTGATGAAGATTATGCAGCAGAAACAAACGCTGAAACAAACGCACTTGAACTAGTTGATTGTGTGGCTTTTGCATTTGATCCTGCTTACAATCCTCCATTAAACAACAGCGAAATGGATGTGTTCTTGTGTAATGATGGTACTATTGTAAGAAACATTACCGTGCAAAGACATGGCGGATTTATGATGACACTAGATCCAGAAGGTCAAATCCTAACACGATCTCCTTATTGCCAAACAGGCACAAGTTTCTCACAATCTAAAGGTGTAGCAAGAAGTTTTGCTGGAGGTTTGTTTATTGATGGTTATGCATCTAATATGCCTGCAGATATCATTGGAAAAACTGATAACTTTAATTTACAAGTGCAATCACCAAATGGTGAGGGTTTATATATTAGAAAACCAGAAACACCATTTCCGTTTTTCAAAGATGGCGCACGTTACCAAGTAAATGTTATTAAAGATTGGGATCAAGCAACAGGTACAGCAACGCTTGTACTAGACGAAACAAGTAATCCTAGTAGTGTGTTTACAAGAAATATTACAAGTATAACAAATGCAGATCCAGCAGTGATTACAACTACCGTGGCACATGGATTAGTAGATGGCGATGCTATTACTATTACCGGTGTATCTGGAATGACTGATGTTAATGGTAATACATATTATGTTAATGCTCCGACTACAACTACATTACAACTTTATATCGATGAAGATAGAACAGCATCAGTGGATTCTACAGGTTTTGGAACCCATACAGCAGGTACAGGTATAGTTAGAGCACTGGCAACTGGTAGAGGTTATACTGCAACAATACCAGGTGTACCGCCCTATGATAGCATATTCTTGCAAAGTGGTGGTAACCGATCGATGCTTGCGAACGACTTTACTCAAATTAACGACTTAGGTTACGGTGCATTGCTTACAAACAATGCACTTGCAGAACTTGTTAGTATGTTTACATACTATTGTCATACTGGTTATATGGCTGATAAAGGTTCCCAAATCCGCAGTTTGAGTGGTAACAACTCTTATGGATTCTATGGTCTTGTTGCAGCAGGTGCTGATCCAGATGAGATTCCAACTGATGTGACTCTTGCCGATGACATGGTATTTCCTGCAAAGGTATTTAGATCTGCAGGATATTTAGACTTTGCCAGCGCAACACCAGGTACCGTGGTAGCTGATCAATTATTATCACAAGGTGCAATCAACGCAAGTATTACAAGCACCAGTACAACCAACCCAGTGCGTGTAACTGCTACAGCACACGGATTATCAAGCAATGATGTTGTAACAATAAGCAGTGTAACAGGTATGATTGAGTTAAATGGTAGAACATTCTATATAAGTGTAATTGATGCCAATAACTTTGATTTGTATATCGATAGTGGTTTGACAAATGGTGAAGACGGAACAGCTTACTCTGCAGGTACAGGCGGCCTAGCAAGTAAATCAGCAACTGCAACTGCTAAAATTAGTTTTAAAGGTGAAGGAAATAAAAGACTTTACTTGTATGATATAACAGGTACGTTTAATACAACTGAAACCTGTACAACTCCAACCGGTTCAGCAGGCATACCTAGTAGTTTTACATCTCAAGAATATGATGCAGACACAGGTGCACTCAAAGTTTTTGCATATGACTTGTCTGGTTATCCATTGAATGTTAGTGAAGCGGAAATTTATCATGGAAGTGGGTTGTATCAGCCTTATGAAATTACTAATGCAAATGGTGAAGATTTTAGACTAGGTTCTTACAGCTTTGATGCCACCGATTATGCAACCGTTGTTACAGGCGGAACTGCTACACCTAGTACAAATGCTCAACTTACAATCACTAAAACTCGTACAGACGGCTATGGTGTAATTGTAGACGATGGTGGCGGCGGATATGCACAAGGCGAAACTATTGTTATCGATGGACAATACCTAGGCGGTGCTACAAGCACAAACGATGTAACAATTACTATTGATAGTGTATCAAGTGGTGCAATTGTTACAGCAAGTGTAACAACAGGCGTAGCACAATTAGATGATAGTACACCTATTATTGATGGTAAGGTTTGGACGTTTAACTTAGGCACAGGTATCGAAGGTACGGCCGAAAATGGATTACAAGAAGCTACATTACACGATAATAGAATTGTTGTAAGACATAAACAAAACTTTGTTTTAGACAACTTCCCAGAAGAAGAGCTACCTGTTAGACCAAGTACAGCCTTTGTATTTACAGATGATACTACAGATTACACTTATAGAACAATTGCATTCACCACTACAATTACAGGGGGTGTGAATGCAACTGGAGATCAAAAAGTTGTAACATTTGATGCAAACTTTAGATATATAGATCTAGTTGTTGATAGTGCAATTTGTGGTGTAACTGAAGTTTTCTTTAACAGCAATTCTACCGTTGATCCTAACTATACAGATATTGTAGGGACTGCATCATCACCTGCACCAAGTTCTTTAATTACACTTGGTAACACAGCGGCAACAACTTCAACAGATGGTAGTAGATTTATTGCAATAAGCCCGCTTGATAGCACAGATCAAGCAAGAATTGCAGGCGGCGAAATGCTTGTTTCATGGGGCGGTAAAACTTATACAATTGATGCATATGCTGAATATGATTTCAGTGGTGCTACTCATGCAAGTTTTGGAAACGTAACACGTACGGTTGGTATAATAGAAATTACAGAAGTTGCTAATAGTGATATCAACTTTCCACAATTGTCAGGTAGTGTATACGGCGGCTTAGGTGCAGCTCTTTATACAGGTACAAACGGCGCAGGTATAACATTAAAAGGTGGCTTAGCAGGTGGCGAAGAAGCAGAAATTACCGTTAACATCAGTACATGTCGTGCAACCGGTCATGATATGCTGGACATCGGTGTTGGTGGATTTAATACTGCAAACTATCCAGAACGTATTTACGGTCAGCCGTTTGGTTATGAAGCAGTGTCTACTAACGATGCTATTGACAGCACTGGCAATAAATCAGCGGCACAAACACAAGAAAGAAACAAAGGTCGTGTGTTTAGTGTTTTAACTGACCAAGATGGTTTCTTCCGTGTAGGTAGATTCTTTACGGTTGACCAAGGTACTGGTGCTGTTACATTTAACGCTGCACTTGTTCTTACAAATATTGACGGTATTGGATTTAAACGAGGTGTACGTGTAAATGAATTCTCAAATGATGACACTTTTACAGATGCAAAAGGTGATGCAGTACCAACACAAACAGCAGTTGAAGGATATATCAATGCACGTTTAGGCTTTGATAGAGACGGAGCAACTGGTGTAAGCACAATTGGTCCAGGAGTTATGAGCTTGGGTGGTCCAGGTTATAGCGAAACACCAATGAACGGCAACCTTAATGTTGGTAGCAATAGAGTTATAAATGTTTCAGATCCACTTGCTTTAAGTGATGCAGCAACTAAAAACTATGTTGATAATAAAACTGATGAATTAAATGATATTGGTGACGTAACTATCACAGGTGCAGGTAACACTATTCAAGCACAAATTTTAGGCTTTACTGGTCAAGGTTCAGTAACTGATCAACTCAGTGAAAATATGGCAGTAACTGGTGATATTGGTTTGACATATGATCCACTTATTCCTAACACAATAACAGCAGCTATTTCGTCAGGTGTGATTGTTAACGGCGATATAAGCGCAACAGCAGCTATAGATCAAAGCAAACTGAACATGACTATAGCAACAGCAACAGCAGCAGCACCTACAGGTGATGCAGCAGCTATACAAGCAGCAAGTGGTCTAGCAAGTTTTGATAGTGCAAACTTTGAAATTACAGACGGATGGGTTGGCATTAAAGCAAACGGTGTTAGTAATGCAGAACTAGCTAACAGCAGTATTACTATTGGTAGTACAAGTATTAGTCTTGGTGGTACTGCAACAAGTATTGCTGATATGACAGGCATTGATTTTGCAAGTGGTGTGCTAGGTGGTACATTTACAATTAACTTAGATGACGGTGCTAACACGGTGTTCTCTGTTGATTCATCTGGTAACATCTTAGGCCCTGCAAACACAAGCGGTAATGCAACAGGAGATAACGCTGTTAGCATAGGTGGAAGTTTAAATCGTTATAATACGGTTTGGGCAACTACATTTAATGGTGAAGCAACTAGTGCATTATATGCTGACCTTGCTGAAAATTATTTAGGGGATGCTGATTATGAGCCAGGTACCGTTCTAGTATTTGGTGGCGAACAAGAAGTAACCGTATGCACTGCAAAAGGTCAAACTAGTGTAGCAGGTGTTGTAACTACAAATCCAGCGCACCTAATGAATAGCGCATTAGAAGGCGACAATGTAGTAGGTTTAGCTCTAACAGGGCGTGTGCCATGTAAAGTAATAGGTCGGGTGCAAAAAGGTGATATGCTTGTAACTAGTGCCGTTCCGGGTTATGCAATAGTAAACAACTCTCCAGGCGTTGGACAAGTAATAGGTAAAGCAGTCGGTGTCAAAGATCACGAAGACCGCGGTATAGTTGAAGTAGTGGTAGGGAGAGTATAATGGCACAAAAAATAATTAATGTTGGAACAAAAGCAAATAGCGGAGGGGGTGATCCTCTCCGCGATGCAATGATTAAAATTAATGAAAACTTTACAGAGGTTTATGCTGACATAGCAGCATTAGAAGATGGCAATGTTACAACTGATATAAAAGGTAGTGTGTTTGCCGACGATAGTACATTACTTGTTGATGCTGTAAATGGTGTTATTCCGGGTTATGTAAGTTTAGCAACATTGCAATCTGAAGTAGCAGCAAGCGCAGACTTTGCTGACTTTCAAGCAAGAATAGCAGCATTGTAAATATAC